TCTCGTGGCGCAAAGGCGTGTGGAATTATCACCATGATCAGGATTCGCCCTGGATGGCCGGCGATCCCGTCCAATGGGTCGGCCCGCTGCCCGAACGTCTTGGCGGTGCAGCCCCGCCGCCGATCATCGGACAAAACCCGGCGATGGAGTACGACTTGTGATTGTAGAGGAAAATGGTTCAAATTTTATTTTGCGCATCCCAAGTGCGCAGAAAAAATTTGTGGCCGACCAAATGGCTTATAGAGGTTTGACATTTTCCACTTCAGCTTCTTCGAGAGAAGAGGCGGTGCTGTGGGCGACCAATCCCTATGCTCTGGCCGATCTCGCCGACGAGACTTGTCCGAAGCTCGCAGCCTATCGCCGGGAGATTGACCTGTCCCGAGCGCTCGACGGCAAAGGCACATTGCGCTTGCCGCCCGGCAAGGAACTTTGGGACTACCAGAAGGCAACGCTTGACTATCTGCTGGCGCGCGGTGGCGGGATCAACGGCGACCAGCCGGGGCTTGGGAAAACACCAACCAGCATTGCTTATGCCAATGCCCGCGAGGCACAGCGCATTCTCGTGATCGTGCCTGCGTCGGTGCGCCTGCAATGGGCCGAGCGGATTAAGGAATGGTCCACGATCCCGCGCGTCCACGTCTCGGTAATGCTAAAGGTGAAAGACGGGATCCACCCGACCGCGCACTACCAAGTGATCTCATACGACGCGGCGAGGAACCCGGCAATCATTCGCGCGATTTCGAAATACAAATGGGATTTGTTGATTTGCGACGAAGCGCACAAAATGAAGAATATCGACGCGCTCACCACTCGGGCGATCCTGGGTAATTCGCGCGGCGAGTATCATCACGGCGACGTGAAAATGAAGGCTATCGCCGGCTACTGCACCGAACACCTGGCCTTGACCGGAACCTTGCTGCTGAACCGCCCGAGCGAATGCTACAACCTGATCCGGTTTTTCGACCATGAGGCAATCGACTTCATGAGTGAAGAAAAATTCAAGGAACGCTACAATCGTCAAGCCGATATGAAAACTATCGAAGGCAAGCGGTTCAAGCTGGAAAGCACAAGCCTGGAACTGGAATTGCAAAATCGGCTGCGGGTCAATGTCATGGCTCGACACGAGAAAAAGGACGTTTTCACGATGATGAAGCCACCACGTTACGCCATCGTCAAGTGCGAGGAAAACGGAGCCGTTCGCGGTGCGCTCGACGCAGAAGGAATGCTCGGTCTTTCCGTTGAGGAAATTCAGACCACCAAGGATTTCGAAATTCTCGGACACATCGCAGAAGCCCGCCGTCTCATGGGTGTGGCACTGGCACCGCAGATTTCCGACTACGCCGCAGATTTCCTCGAAGGCAGCGACGAAAAGCTGGTGATCTTCGGTTGGCACCTCGAAGTGCTCGACATTTTTGAGCAAGAATTGTCCCGCTTCGGCACTGTTCGAATTGACGGGCGGAAATCCCCTGCCGCACGGCAAAAAGCGGTTGACGATTTCACAAATTTGCCTAATGTTCGGGTATTCATAGGCAACATTCAGGCAGCGGGAACAGGCTTGGATGGTTTGCAACAGGTTTGTTCCCGGTGCTACTTGGCAGAGCCAGATTGGGTCCCGGCACAGAACGAACAAGCCGTTTCCCGTCTAGATCGTATCGGCCAAGAGAACCTTGTGACTGCGGAGATTTTTGTTGCCCCAGGCTCGATCTCCGAAAAAATTCTGGTGAAGGCACTGGAAAAGATGAATGTCATTCATAAGGTCTTGGATGAGCGAAATGGCTGAACTTATTTATGATGCTGAAACAGGAAAATTCTGGCGAGAAGCAGGTTGCCTTACTGCGAATGGATATCGACAAATTCGGTTCGCGGGCAAGCAACACATGGAGCATCGAGTAGCTTGGTTTATGCACTACGGAATGTGGCCGGATCGTTTGGTGGATCACATCAATGGAAATCGTCAGGACAATCGGATTGCAAATTTGAGGCTCGCAACAACTTCGGAAAATCTTTGCAATAGAGGAAAGCCCCGTAATAACACATCAGGTTTTAAGGGTGTTTCGTGGAATACCAAATTTCAGATATGGCAGGCCACGATAAAATTCAATGGAAGGAATAAAAATCTCGGACGTTTCGCCAGTCGAGAAAAAGCCGCAGAAGCTTATAGTAAAGCGGCTTTACAATATCATGGCGATTTCGCTAACCTCGATCTCTAAGGAGAACAGTAATGAGTGATACCAACTACCCGATGCACGTCAGCATCGTTGTGACGAGCCAGGCACAGCTTGCCAGCGTTTACGCGCTGCTGGGTGCTGGTGTGCTGAACAGCATCGTCAACGCCGCCCCGGCTGCGCCTGCCCCTACCGCTGCGGCTCCGAGTGCTGCGGACGAACAGTCGGGTTTCGCTGCGGAAGCATCCCAGGGTGCGACTGAAACCGTCGCCGATGGCGAAGTAGATACGGGCGGCTGGCTTTGGTCGGCTGATCTCCACGCCTCGACCAAGGGCAAGACCAAGGATGGCTACTGGCGTATGAAGGTGGGCGTCACCCGTCCCGCCGACAAGCCGGGGTTTCCGGTGAGCGGTGCTGCGGCGGCTGCATCCCCCGAACCTTCGCAGTCCGAATCTGCCGGCGATGCTGGCACGGCCACTGCGAGCGCTGCCGCTCCGTCTTCGGAAGAGGACGACGAATTCGCCGCGTTCCGCGAAGCTGCGGCGAAATCCGATGCCACCGACGCTGCGGCTGCTGCCGCCGTTCCCGCCCGGAAGTGGACGGACGCCGATCTCGGCGCTTTGTGCAACCAGGCTGCGGTGAAGCTCGGTGATCCTACCCCGATCAAGAGCCTGATCGCCGAATACGTCGTCGAAGGTGAAGTGGCTCACAGCCGCAACATCGCCGAAGACAAGCGCGCCGCGTTCGCTGCGGCCGTGGAAGCCAAGGCAGGTATCTCGTTCGCTGGTTGAGGTCATAGGCAATCAGCGGAAAATCGTGAGGTCTGAACTCCCTTGCGTCCCGCTGGCAGACCGGGAATAGTCTGCCAACCACGAAGATTTAGGAAGCAGCCATGATCGAACTCGAACATTCCCCGTTAGGCGGGAGCGGAGCGCACCGCTTCATGACATGCGCCGGGTCGTTTCTCCTGCATCGTGAGCAGTTGAAGAACGGCACTTTCGAGAGCATCGAAAGCGAATTCGCGAAGGAAGGGACTGCCGCGCACGAGCTTTGCGCCGCAGCCGTCGCCACACAGACCGAACCCTACGAATTTCTCGGCGAGCAGTTCGGTGGATATCTGGCCGGCTGGCCTGGCGGGCTTTCGCTCGACGCGGCCCATATCTACTTCAACGACTGTATGCGGATCCTCGACAACCGGAAGGAAGCGGGCACGCTGCTGATCGAGCAGACCATTCATCTGCCGGAAATTCACCCGCTGCTGCGTGGGACCGTGGACTTCGGTTTCTGGTCACGCTCCGATGGTGTCAAGCTGCGCGACTACAAAAACGGCGAAGGAATTGGAGTGGCGGCGCCGGGCAATCGGCAGCTTCGCTACTACGCCTTCCTCATGATCATGTCGGACCAATGGCTTCGCGCGGCTGATCGTTCGATGCCGGTTTCGCTCGGGATCGTGCAGCCGAATTTCTACGGCATTTTCGAGGAACCCGACATTTGGGAAACCACGCTCGGGGAAGTGCTCGATTGGGGGCACAACGAGCTTTTGCCGTGCATGAATGATCTCATGTCCCGGATCGAGATTTTCATCGAAGATTTCGTTACTGGCGAGCATTGCCAATTCTGCCCGGTCATGCTTGACTGCCCCAAAATGCAAAAGGCGTTCAAAGAATACGCCGAAGCCAGCGAGGATTTTATCGCCATGCTTACGAACGAAGAACTCAACGCCTACTATGTCGAGCGCGAAAATGTGCGGCGCTTCATGAAGACGCTCGAAACCACCGTTCACGCCCGCCTGATTGGTGGTGGCTCGATCCCCAGCGCCAAGCTGGTGGAAAAGAAAGTCGCCCGCGTGTGGAAGCCCGGCGCTGCTGCCGCGCTGCAAGCCGCGTTTGGTGACAAGGCTTACAAGGCTCGCGAAATGATCTCCCCGGCCGCAGCCGAGAAGCTTTCCAGCCGGGGCAAGGAACTGGCGCTGGAATATGGCTACAAGCCCGAGAGCGCCGGCCTGTCCGTCGCGCCGCTTACCGACCCCAGGCCGGAAGCCAAGCCTCGCGGCAACGCTTCGGTGTTCGAGGCGCACGCGCAGTCGCCCGAAGACGCGGGTTTCTGATCGTGCGCGGCCGGTGCAAAATGTCTGTGATTATGATCGTGGATCGAGTGACGGGCCACGAGATACGCAAGGGTGTAAAGAATTCCGCGAAGACGGCGGATATCGTTACACAATATTTTGCCCGGAATACCGAATTATTCGTTTATCGCGTCAATGTATTTCCTCGCCGATTGGTCCCCTTGGCGAACGGGAAAAATATCAACGAAGGGACACAAGGAAGTAACAATGGCTGAAACTCACCGCTACACGCTGATCAAGCCCGCCCGCCTGCTGTTCTCGTCGATCACGGCGAAGTCGGCTCCCCGCAACGTCCAGGGCGCAACGCCGAAATTCTCGGGCACCTTCGGGATCGAGAAGGAAGACTTCGACGCAATCGTTGCGATCATGGTCCAGGGGATCAAGGCGGAACTCGGGTCGTTCTCGGGCAATCCGAACGACTACTACCTGGCCTGCATGAGCGGCGTCACGGCCGGCAAGCGCGCGATCGCCAAAGCCGAACTCGACGCACAGGGCAAGGGCGCCGATGAAGCGTTCAAGATCATGGAGAAAGCGCAGAAGCGCGCCGAACTCTATGCACCCTACGCCGGGATCGTCACCGCGTCGTCGCAATACGATGTGGAACTCGCCAAGCTCGAAGCGGGCAAGATCGTCGATATCCCGGCCGAAGAGCACGCCCGCGTGGCGGCTGGCAAGGATCTCTTCTATCCCGGCGCCTACGTGGTCCCGGCGCTCGCCTTCAAGGCGTTCCGTCGCAAGACCCTGGATGCCAAGGATGGGGTGACCGCCTACCTGCAAAACTGCCTCTATGTCCGCAAGGGCGAGCGCATTGCCGGTGCCGGTGGACCGGGCAACAACGAAGTTTTCGGCAGCTATGCGGGCTATTCGGATTACGATCCGACCGCGAACGCGCCGAAGAACGAAGATTTGTCGGAAGAACCAGCGTTCTGATCGCAGCGCGGGCTAGGCCGCGTGATGAACCCGCTGGCAGACCGGGTGCGATAAGTCTGCCGCCTTTTCTGTGGGAGAAAAGCCGTGCGCTATGTAGTGGCAGATTTCGAGACGGCTTCTCGTGCCGACCTGACAAAAATCGGCGCGTGGAAATATGCGGCCGACATGAGCACGTTCATGCTCTGCCTGGCCTTGAAAGTCGTCGTGGACAAGATCCCCCGGCCGACGCGGGTTCTCACGGAAAAGCAGCTTCACGCGCTCGATCCCGAGCTAATGGAACTGGCGAACGATCCGACCGTGATTTTCATCGCACACAACGCCGGGTTCGAGCAAGCGATGTGGAAATTCCACATGGTCCCGCTCGGCTATCCCGAGCTTCCCCCGGAGCGCTGGCACGACACTATGGCCGTCGCCGGGATGAAAGCCCTTCCGCTCGGTCTTGACGCACTGGTAACGGCGCTGGAACTGCCCGTGCGCAAGGATATGGAAGGCCACCGGCACATGCTGGTGATGTGCAAGCCGGATAAGCACGGCGGTTGGTCGCAGCACAACGAATTCAACCTGAACCGGCTCTATGAGTATTGCGACGGCGACGTGGGGGCACAATATGGCGCCTACATCGCCACCCAGGGGTTAGGGACTTCCGAACGTGAAACCTGGATCATCGACCAGCGGGTAAATCAACGCGGGATCAAGATCGACCGGGAATTCGTTCACGCCTGCATGGACGTGCTCGACCAAGTGCGCGTGCCCATGACAGAGCGGTTTCAGGAACTAACCGGCCTGAAACCGACGCAGCGCGAAAAGGTGCTGAATTGGGTCAATGATCAGGGCGTACCACTCGACAACATGCGCAAGGAAACGCTCAACGCGATTTTGGATCCCGACGATGAATTCGGTATCGAGGATTTTTCCGAACCACTGCCCTACCACGTCCACGAAGCCTTGACCTTGCGGCGCTCGCTCGCGTCGTCGAGCGTGGCGAAGCTGCAACGAATGCTCGACTGTGCCGGGGCCGATGGGCGTGTGCGCTACGCGACACAATACCACGGCGCCAGAACCGGCCGAGACGCCGGCCGGTTGATCCAGGTGCAGAACTACCCTCGCGGCGAAATTGGCGACCGGCAGGGATTGACCGCCGATATTCTCGCCGACGCGATCTTGACGCGCAATGTGGACCATATTCGGGAGCTTTGGGGACCCGATATCTTCTCGGCGATTATTTCGTCCCTACGGTCCTGCATCGTGCCCGAGGAAGGTAAGGTGCTGGTCGCCGGGGACTTCGCTTCCGTGGAAGCTCGCAACCTGCTTTCTATGGCCGGGCAGCATGACCGCGTAGAGCAAATGCACGCCGGGCTTGATGTGTATTCCGAAATGGCTTCGCTGGTCTTCAAGCGGCCAATTAATCGCAAACTGCCCGAGCACAAAAAGGAAGGGCAGATTGGTAAGAACTGCGTGCTCGGGAACGGATATGGTCTTGGTCCGGTCGGCTTTCGTGCCCGGTTCTGTCCGAAAGAGAGCATTGATCTGGCGATGCTCGCAGTGAACACCTACCGCACCGAATTTGCGCCGATGGTGCCGAAATTCTGGTATGGTCTTTGGCAAGCGAGCGTTGATGCGGTTTGGTGCGATCACGCGAAGACCTACGATTTTCTCGGGATCGAATTTCGCAAGGAAAACGAATTTCTCACCATGCGCCTGCCAAGCGGCCGAAAGCTCTACTACCACCGACCGCGCAAAACCACCACGTTCGATTTTCATGGGAATGAACGACCATCCTGGACGTTCATGAGCTACCAAGGCAAGAAATTCCGGCGCCACATGGCTTGGCACGGCATGGTGACGGCCGATTGCATCCAGGGCAGTGCTCGCGATCTCATGGTGTCGGCGATGAAGCGCGGCGAGAAAGCCGGGCTACGAACGATTTTCAAGGTCCACGACGAATTGGTTTACGAGGAAAAGGATCGTCCCGACCTCTGCGAGATCGTCAAGCAAATCATGGAAGATGTGGATCCTTGGGTAATTGAGCGGCGCTTCCGAGTAAAAGCCGAGGTCGAGAAGATGCAACGGTATAGGAAGTAAAACTTATTTGGAAATAGCTCGCAAATTAATGGAATTTGATCTATGACCTTTTATGGTAATCAGCACACGAAAAACCCGGTTCCCGCACTGCAACGCTTTGTCGAAAAGTGCGCGTTCGATCCTGTCACCGGCTGTGTGATGTGGGTAGGCGGCACGACTTCCGGCCGGGGCCACAATGAGCCTTACGGGTCGTTCTGGTTCGAAGGTGAAAGGTGGCTGGCGCACCGATGGGCTGCACTCCATATCCACGGCTTCGAGATCACTGGATTGCAGGTTGATCATTGCTGCCCGGTCGGACCTTCCACGCTCTGCGTTGAGCACGTCAAGCCGGAAACGGCCGCAGTCAACCGCGAGCTTCAACACCTGCGGCCGGGTCGCTCTTTCCAAACACTTGAGCAAAAGCAGTGGTGGCTTTTTGTCACCAAAGGGATCGAGGAAGAGCCGGTTCGGCCGCGCGAAATTGACGGTGTGCCATTCCATACCCCGCCTGCTTGGTTGCAGCCGTTTTTGTCCAGGGAGATCGTCGATGTCTGCCCCTTCTGATATGATCATCGCCGGCATCGACCCAGGCAAGACCGGGGCACTTGTGATCCTCTATCCCGAGGGGACGGTTTTCGCCTTCGACGTGCCCCGGATCAAGTTGCGCGGCAAGGACGTGCCGGCATGGTCCGATTGGCAACGTACCTGGTCGTCAGCGCTCGAATTCCACACCCCCGACCTGATCGTGATCGAAGACGTTTCAGCCCGGCCGGGGCAGGGCGTCACGAGCATGTTCACGTTCGGCCGAACTCTCGGCTTCGCTCATGCGCTGGCCGTGGCTTCCGGGGCTTCGGTGCAGATGGTCGCACCGAGCGTGTGGAAAGGGAAGCTCGGATTGCTGAATTCGAGCAAGGGAGCCAGCCGCGAAAAGGCCACGGCACTATATCCCAAATCGGTTGGATTGCTCGACCGAGTGAAAGACGATGGGCGAGCCGAAGCAATCTTGCTCGCCCACTATGGAAGGAAATTTCTGTGATCGACCAACTCTATTTTGTCGCCATCGGTGGCGCTCTTTCGCTGATCGGGGTTTGGCTCGGAGCCAAGGTTGCGCGGCGCTAGTCGCAGTAGTCGGGCGGTGCCTTGAAACCGAGATCGACCGCCCACTTGCAAACGCGCTGCACGCGGTCGTGCTCGCCCCTGCCCCACAGGAGAATCTTGTTCCACCATTCCCGTTCGGCCGCTTCGCCGGCTGGTCCCGATTCGAGAGCCGTAGCCGGATAAGCCGGTTCCGGCTCGGCTCGGAGATCAGCGGCAGGCGGGAATGTTCGATGTGTCTCTACCCTGCTGGCGCAGGATGATGCACCCACGCAAAGCGCGCTGGCGATCAGGATCCGAAGTAGCGTTGAGCGCATCGGTCAATTCCTTTTCTTGTTTGGTCGATTTCATCGCGTCATCGAGCCTCTGCGCACCGGCTTTGTCGTTGGCCCGGCCGAGATCCTGTTGCGTCTCGATCTCACGTTTCTGCTGCTTGATTACCTCGCCCGAACGTCCAGCCGACTGTCCTTTGCAATAGGTAAGGGAGAGGATCGCGACGAACACCGCCGCGCCAGCCAATGCAGGCCACCAACGCTTGAGGAAGATCGCGATTGCGGGATTCATCAGGGTTGCTCCTTGTCTCGACTAGCTTCAAAATTCACTGGACCAACAGAACCCTTGATATTTCGTATCGCGTTGCGCAATGTCAAACCAAGTGTAGTAAGTCCCATGATCACAAGTAAGCCATTGGCGATTGATCCGAGAACATCAATACGTTGGCCTTGTGTCGAAGTAGTCCATTCATTGCTTGTCAAGATATTGACCAATTCCCAAATCCCTGCCCCAGCCGCGACACCGCCACCAATCCATGAAATGGCATATATCCATGCGCGTTTTTCTGATTCGGTCATGATAATTTCCTGAATGCTGCCGCAATTCGAGCGTCGTAGCCTTTTTGCCCCTTGCCGTTGTAGGCACAGGCGATATCCAGGCAGTTGATCGGATTTCCGTCCACCTTGCGCAGCGCAGCGGTGAGATTGAACCGCTCGATAAAGCGCACGAAGGCTTCATAGTGGGCGGTTTCGTCGCGGCTCAAAAGCCACACAAACTCGGTCGGACTGGAATATCCGAGCTTGAGCGCCCACGCGCCCATGATCTGAAATTTGCCCCACGATGCACACTCGAACGCCTTGTTCGGCTCGTGGAAGGTCAAGGCCGCGTCGGCAACCTTTTCCCAGCTATCGTTAATCCCGTCGCGGTCGGCGTCGATGGTGTAGCCGCCCGGCGAAGGATTGGACAGGAACGGGTTCAGAATTCGGAACCGTTTCCAGCCGTAATGCCGTTCGTAGAGGCATTTCAGCAAGCCGGTATCGTCCCAGCCGCCGCCCGAGCTTTCGACGCTGGCGAACGCCGCAATCTGCGTGTTGGTCACACCCAGCCGAGCGGCGAAAAGCGAAATATCCTGGGGAGAGATCGCGGGCGCCGAGCGGTTACGGAAAGTTTCGAAAAAAGCGCGGCGCGTGGCAGGGCCGGAAACCCCGTCAACCGTCAGCTTCGGGCTGGCACCTTTGGCGTTGAGCCAAACTTGCAGGTTTGCGATTTTCTCGTTCATTGCCGGCGTCCCTGCATCGCCTTGCGAGCTTTTTGCGCGGGTGACGCAAGTGGATACCAGTCACCCATGAGTTGCTGCAACCAGTTCTGTTGCGGCTCGGGCTGCGCCTGGGGAGCGGGCTGCGCGCTCTGCATCTGACGTTGCTGCTGCTGGCGTTGCTGTTGCTGCCGGTAAGCCTGCCATTCCGCATAGGAACGAAAACCGGCTTGCCGGGCCATCGCGTCGAGTTGGGCGGGCGTGTAGCTACTCATTGGTCGGTTCCTCTTTCAGCTTGCGCATTCGGTTGAGGAAGGCGCGAGCGTTGCGTTCAGCGAGCACCCTGGCTTCGGGGCTATCCGGGAAAAGCAGAGCTTCGAGGTGATCGAGCGCCTGTTGGAACCGATAGAAATGGTCCTCCATCGCCCGCAGGCTGCGGACTTCCTCGCGCAAATGATCGGCTTCCTCACGTGCCTGGTTCATTTCGTCGCGAGCACTCTGCAAGAGATTGAGCGTCAGCCCGTCGCGATGAATTTCCAACTGGTCGCCTCGTTCAATGGCTTCCTTACGTTCTTTGGCTTGATAATGCCACACGGCCGCGAACCACGTTACTAGCGTAGTGATCACGACAAATGGAGCGGCGCCGAGATTTTCAAAGGCAGGCACTATTCAATCCTATGCGAAGACAACGTGCCAGTGCGGACCCGTCGCGTGTGAAGAAGGATTGTTCACTTCGTCGCGCGCTTCGATCAGTTC